TGAAAATCAAGTATGATGGATAAATTTGACAAACCGCAAACAAATGTTCTATACTAATTGACGGATGGGGGGAGTAACTTTCCCAAAAACTAATATGACGTCAGAAATGGCGTCTTTTTTTATGCCTATGGAAATCAATCAATTCAAAAATAGAATACAGAAACTTACTGCTCAAGAGATTAAAGAATTACAAGTAGAAAAGGCTTTGCGGATATTAGCGGAAAACTCAAACCTTATAACCGAGATAGAATCTGAACTATTTGACTCAATAGGGGAAGCCGGAAAGTGGAAAATAAAAGTAGACCAGTTGAAGTCTTTAAAAAATACGATTATCGAGCAGGATAGGGCGCTCAAAAGCGTGGTGCAAAATGGATGACATGAAAGAAAATGCAATATTTCAGCCTTCTCCAGAGCAATTGGGATTTGCAGAAATATGGCTTGATTATACTAAAAAAAAGACATTGGAAAGTATTGCGGAAGAAATTGGCATTGCATATTCAACTATCTGGAGATGGTTTCAAAATAAAGATTTTGTAGATTGGATAAACTCTAGGAAAGATGAACTCTTAAATAAATCTTTAATGTCAAGATACAGGACTGCAATAAGGAAAGCGGAATCAGGCGATTTCCAGTTTTCAAAGCTTCTTTTCGAAATACAAGGGGAATATATTCCTCAGCAAAAACTCGGTGGCATGGAAGATAAGCCGATAAATATCAATCTAATTCCAGTTAGCAATAAATCTGATATAGAGAAGCTAAAAGATGACTGATGTAGGCTATACTCCGGTATTCAACTGGCTGACCAAAACTGAAGCAAGGATAAATTTTTTAATCGGTGGGGCAAACTCCAGTAAATCTTACTCGATAGCGCAGCACCTTTTATTTAACAAGTTTTATAAAGAAAAAGATAAAAGAATCCTGATTTTAAGGAAAACCACTCCAGCACTCAGAAACTCATGTTACCAGCTAATAAAAGACCTGATAAGTAAATACAGCTTACCGCAGAAACATAACAGGGCTGATTTTACTTATGAGTACGGGAGTAACCTCATACTGTTTAAGGGGCTTGACGACCCGGAAAAAATCAAAAGTTCCGAGTTTAACTACATCTGGCCGGAGGAAGCGACAGAACTGACTTTTGAGGATTATGTCCAGCTTGACCTAAGGATGAGGCGGGCAACAGACGGGCTTAATCAGATGTATTTGTCTCTTAACCCGATAGACGCTTTGCATTGGATAAAGAGGGAAGTAGAGGACAAGCCGTCGGGCAAGGTGGCAATACACCATTCGACCTATAAGGACAATCCTTTTGCCAGCCAGACAGACATCGATGTTATAGAGGACTTAATAAATAAGGATGAGAATTTTTATAATGTCTATGCTCTGGGTAAGTGGGGGATCTTAAAGAATATCATTTATACCGGCTGGATAGCACTAACTAAACCACCGGAAAATTACAAAGATATTTCCTACGGCATAGACTGGGGTTATGAAAGTCCTTGCGCTTTAGTAAAGGTCTACTGGCTTGACGGGCAAAAATTAGTCTGGGAAGAACTGATATACCAAAAAGGGCTTACCACGCCTGAATTTATAGGCAAGGCAAAAGAGATAATACCGCCTGATGAGAGAAGCCGGGAGTTTTATGCAGGTACAGATGAACCAGGCTCAATACAGGAATTTTACAACGAGGGCTTTAATATTCATAAAGCGGTAACCGATGTAAGGGACGGCATTAACTTCTGTAAGTCCCATTTAGTAGGGATTATAGGGGAAAACTTAGTTAAGGAAGCACAAGGGTATAAGCGCAAGGAAGACAAAGACGGCAACGTACTGGAAGAACCAGTTAAATTTATGGATCACGGAATGGACGGTGGACGTTACGGGTCTTATTCGGCAGTCAAGGGACAATTTGAAGTTACCGACCTCGGCCTATCTTTAAGGTAAAAATTTATTTAAGGAATAAATCATGCAGGTTAATTATAACTCTTTAGTTAAGCTGGCTTATCCCACTGAGCCATCAATATTTACAGACAAGCAGTTGGAGATAATAAATGAGCTTATAAAGTATGGGGACTGGTATGACGGGGACAGCTTCAAATACATTGAGGAAAAATACCCCGAATACAGGACGGCAAAGGATTACAAGCCTACAAAGCTGAGTATTAACCTGGCGCGCTATATTATAAATAAGCTGGCAAGCTGGCAGTTTGAAATACCCGTTGATTACAACTGTACTCCGGACGGGGGTAGGTATGATGAGATCGAGGAAGATATTTACCAGATTCATAAACTAAATGCGCTTGACTCAAAATACTTGCAGGCGGCAACCGAGTGTAATATTGCCGGTGGTGTGCCGATAAAACTAAAGTATGACAGCGAAAAAAAACTGGTTAGAATAATGCCCCGCAACCGGATAGAGTGCTTCCCTGTTTATGATTTTGACGATTACGAAAATATAACCAAAGTGCATTTTGTAGCTTTTATGGATGAGGATACCATATGGAAGCAAACTTATGAACTTATAGAAACAGGAGGTCAAAAAGTCTGCTATATCGAGGAAGCGACATATAGCGCTAAATTAAACCTCCAAGTAAAAGAGCAGATAATCGAATGGCAGCCCTTGGGATTTAACGGAAAGTGGCTTGATTTTATTCCAGTATACCTTATTCCCAACCTTCCGCAGATAGGTGAAGTCTGGGGAACTTCGGAATTAAAAGACCTAATACCATTATTTGAGGAAATTGACAGGAAATATTCAGATTTATCAGACAGTTTAAAATTCGATATGTTTGCAATAACAGTACTATTGAATGCAAAGCCTCCGATAGGTGCTGATGGAAAGCCAAAACTTAAAGGCCATGCTGGTGCTATATGGAATCTTGCCGGGATATCCGTTGCTGAAGGCATAAGGCCGGAAGTATTTAAACTTCAGTCCACGTTCAATTATATTGAAACCTTAAGATATCATATCGATAGTCTGGTTGCCTTGATTTACGAGCTTTCCGAGGTTATTAATCTAAATGTCGACAGAGTATCAAAAATAGGAAATCTCTCAGGAGTAGCGCTAAAACTACTCTTTGCAGCAATCGTATCAAAGACCAGGAAGAAAAATATAATCTGGGCTACAAAGCTTAGGGAAATGTGGTTTGGGGTGCTGAAAATGAAAGCAATCCATGAAGGCTATGACATACCCGATGATTTAGATATTGATATAATCACCCATTCGCCTCTTCCACAGAATGAGCTTGAGCAAGTTCAGATAATCACAGGCAAGCTTTCCGCAGGTCTTATGTCGATTGAAACCGCAATGAACGAAATGGGCATTGAAGACCCGACAGCGGAGATTGCTAAAATAATCGAGGAAAAAATAGACTTCGATAAGAAGTTAAATATCGAGCAGATAAAGGAAAATAATGTCGAGCAGTAAAGAATACGTAGCGTACTATCTTAAACATCAAAAGGATTTCATTAAGCTAACCGACAAGCAGGAGTTGGAGTTAGCACGCTTATATATCCAGGCAGCCGGAGATATAAAGGCGAGGGCAAAGGATATAATCGGCAATAAGAGCCTAACAGCAGCACAGGCTAAAATAAGGATTAACTCACTGCTTAGGGAAGCTGCAAGGCTGTCAGATAACTTTGAAAAGCTCCTTGATAAGTCAATAATCGAATCGGTTGACCTCTCAAAAGAGGTAAATAAAATCATAATGTCCGACTACCAGAAGGCATTGAAAGAGGCTGGTTACGATTTAAAACTTACCCGGATTTTAAACAGGGTAAATTCTGAAGCGATAAAAGCTGTATATAACCGGATATGGACAGACGGATTGAAATTATCTGATAGGATATGGCTTTTAGATAGACGCACGAAGCAGGAAATTGAGCGTATAGTAATGCAGCACGTTATTAGTGGTGGGGCTGCTTCAGACAGGGTTACAATATCGGCTCTGGAGAACCTACTTAACCCGGCATACACTCCGGCAAAGCTAACCAGCCTGCACGGCAGGAAAGTTGGTTATGAAGCGTCAAGGCTGTTGCGCACTACGGTAGCTGAAGCATTTAATGAAGGGGATAGGCTAAGCAATAATGTTAATCCAGGAATTACCGATACACTGATTTTAACAGCACCGGGAGCGTGCACCGAGATATGCGCACCGAAAGAGGGAAAATCTGTTAAAGATGAAGGATATCCCACTTACCACCCTTCATGCAGATGTACGACCAGAAGCGAAGTTTTAAGTCCTGAATCCTTTGCAGATAAGTGGGTAGACTTTATGCACGGCGGTAATCAACCTAGACTTGCTAAGTGGTATAACGAAATTTATTTAGGGAAGGCGGCGTAAAATGTCTCCCTTTAAATCAAAAGCACAGCAAAAGTTTATGTTTGCCCGTATGCCGAAAATTGCCAAACGCTGGGCTAAATATACAAAAAATATTAAGAGCTTGCCTAAGAAGGTAAAGCATAAGAAAAGATAAATCGTTAGATTTATATATAAAAAGCAAAAGAGAAGCTCCCGAAGTTTTGGGGGCTTTTTTATTTGCAGGAAATGAAAGGAAATTAAAATGGCTGATGACAAAAAGGTTGAAGCAGATGCATCAACAGATGACACCGATTTGGATGTCGAAGAACCAGAAGGTTCAAAAACTTACGATGCCGAATATGTCCGCAAACTCAAGGCAGAGGCTAAGAGCTACAGGCAAGACAAGGCACAGCTAAAGAAGGAATTTGAGGAAACTAAAAAGAAGCTCGAAGCATTGGAATCTGAAAAGTTGACCGATGCCGAAAAAAAGGAAAAGAGGATAACCGAACTTGAAAAGATACTGGCTGACAAGGATAGCGCAATAAAAAACAAAGAGATAGAAGCGCTCATTACAGAGGCTATATCTGACAAGGGAATAGTAGATAAAGATGTAGCTAAACTCTTAATTCGGGCTGAGCTTGATGGTGAGGAAGATATAAACAGTAAGGCAGTTGAAAGGGTTGTTGAAAAAATAATCAAAGAAAAGCCTTATCTTATAGCTTCAGGCAGTGCGAATCCTTCTTCCGGCAATTTTGCTAAAAAAGATAATAATGCCGCACCTAAGGACGGAGTAGAAGTTTTAAAGAAGTTCGTAGGTGGGTACGTAAAATAAG